ATCGGCCCAGATCCGCGAAATTTTAATCAGCGAGTCAGCTTGGGAAGAAATGACCTGCTTATTCGCACCTTCCCTAGGTCGCTTAATACTAACTCCAGCCCACTAATATTGCCCGGCAAGGGCCAGTGTGAAAGCAATTCACCAGAGTCTAACTGGCTTGCTAGCCAGTATACAAACAGTATGCATGGTTGAGTGAATAGAGGATTGTACTCAACTCTATTTATTATCCGTTTCGGAATGTATTTTTTCTCACTGAGTAGCACGTGGATTTTATTTGGCAGATTGTCGTCAATGTGCTCTTTAAAGGTATCAATGACGGAGAAGTTAACATGTAAATCTTCATCAATGTATTGCTTGCCAATTTTTTCTGAGTAATAACCTGAAAGGAATTCTAAAAGCTTGTTTCTTTCCTTGCTATTATCGGCCAAAATTTCCATTGTTTTGCAAAAAAGATCATCTGTTGTCTCCATTAAGGCCATGCTACGAGCTATCTGTCTTTCAGCCGATTTAGGTACATCACCAGAAGGTTTGTAGATGCTGTCATGAACTAATTCAGCATAGGCGTGTTGAAGCAAGGTTCTAACTTGAACCTCACAACACATTTCCGGCGTTATACTCTCACCACGGTAGTCGAATTGAGTTATCGGTCTTACTTCGTAATGCCGAGATTGATAGTCAAAAATTTTGGGGTTAACATCAATTTCTGATAAATAGTCTTTAGAAACAGTCGCATGCCATTTATCGCAGTTCTCGATTATGTCACTGATAGTTCTGATTTCAACAGAGAGCAAGACTACAAAACGCACACCAATCAAATCAGTCATTTGCACCATTGGATTATCATAGCCTTTTCGGCTGACCTTTCCTAATGCTGAGGCGATAGTTTTTAGCCTTGGTTCTGAGCGGATCTTTAGAAAGAGTTTGGCCTTGTCATCCCCTAAGGAGTTGCGAAGTGCGTTGCAAATTTCTTCAGACACAAACTGCCCCCAAGCTGCGTAAGCATCCTGGTGTGCCTGTAAAAACTCGCGGAACTCATTGATATCCATTATTGTTGACTTTTAAGCCGCCCTTTTATTTTCAAAATCGTTGATTCATTATCATCCGATGGGATAATTTCTACAAGATTTTTTAATTGATCTGGTGGCACGGAAACCCATACATCATTAGAGAATACGAGCTTGCTTCTTATTTTTAACTTGGATTCAATATAGCCGTTGTCTTTAGTCACTGCCGCTGCAGGGAAGCTTTTGTTCTTCATAAATTCCAAATACTCACTCTGCATTTCTTCAGGGAGATTTGTTTCAGCGAAATCCGCAGTACTTAATGTGGTCTTTCTAGAGCGCATTTCGCTTCTTAAAGCCTCATGTAGCGCAAGCTTACTGCTTTCCTCTATTTGTGCAGTATTGATGAAGTCCCTGGTACTCTCAAAAAAATCCTGAGTAAGTTTTTTTGATGACTTGCTTATATCCATATCCAAGAATCGGGAGTAAAAATACCCAGCGGCGTTTTTTGTTTCAGTCGATGTCATTAAATGGTCGAACAAAAAAGCACGATAAGATGAGCTGTTATAATTACCATAGTTATCAGGAGGTAAAGCAATAGTTTGAACTATAAAGCCAATCTTATAAAAACGTTGCGCAGGCGTTAAAAGAAGTTCTGCAATAAACTCCATTGTCACCTGATCATCATTTTCCACAGTTCTAAAACCATTCTGAGTTTCAGCTTTTATTACCGCAAGGAATGGAAGTGAATCATTTCCAACACGGCCCGACAATACAGCTAATATCCCACCAGGAGCCGAACTATTGTATTGTGCCTCGCTAAGTTTACTTGCAAGCCGTTCGGTAACCTTGATGAAATGATCTGTATCATTAGAAAACGTTGAAGCCGACAAATTTAAAAAACAATCATCACCAACACCACCAATAGACATTTCAATTCCATGAGATTTACTTGCCAAAGCTTCAGTAATCCTCACCTGAAAAGCATCTAATGCATCTTGTTTGAATGCCATTAAAGACTTGCTGGTTTTTGGGGGAGTTAATGATTTATCAGCACTTTTAGGAAAAACCCTGTGTGCGATAATTCTCTCTATAAGAAGCCCCTCAAAGCTAAAGTCTACACTCGCCATCGCCTTATCCTTGCTTGTTAGCATGTTATTCATTGCAGCATACGAAATCTCTAACGCGTACGCAAAAACTATCGTAATCTGTTAGGAGTGGTCACTTCGACATACAGCCTAATCATCGAAACCCTGTCGACTGGCGGGGTTTTTGCTTTTCGGCGATATGACAGGGGTATTCGCGAGATGCACCCCTGTCACGTCGTCGTAAAGTATTGAAGTGATGTTATTGTGGTGTTAAATTTTTGGCGTGGTGAATCCCCCTATGCGGAGGGGCATTGCCAGTCTGATATGTTTTTTTGCGCATTGCGAGTCGTCTGTGGACTGGCGGCGACTTACCGGGAGGCACCCGGCACCACACCTAATAAAAAATGATGATAGTTGTAAGGCCCACTTCGGTGGGCTTTTTCTTTGGGCAAAAAAAAGCCCGCATGGTTTCATGCAGGCAAGGCAGTTACATTTAGATTTTGTCCCGGTATATGTTTTTTTGTCCGGAAGTCGAAAGATACTGTCTCGAATACATTTTGTAAATAACGGATTCAAATCACAAGGCCATGCATTTGCATGGCTTTTTTATTATCAGGTCCCGCAGGAATCATCATCGACACGCTTCGTTGTTAAATCCAGCCTGACGGGCCTGACCCTTTTCAAACACACAGCTTCCCGATCTTCCATCGGAGGCGGTAACTATGGCTAAACGTATGCAAGACAAAGAGAGCATTGCCGGGATGTCCTGGCTGGTTCTGCTGATCATTGCTTGCTGGGGTGGACTTGTCCGCTACCTGATAGATGTGAAGCAGAGCAAGGCAACATGGAGCTTGATCAATGCTCTTGCCCAAATGGTGGTTTCAGGGTTTACCGGCGTTATTGCTGGCCTGGTGAGCATTGAAAGCGGACTGAGCATTTACATGATACTGGCCACTTCCGGAATTAGCGGGGCAATGGGTTCTGTTGCTTTGACCTATTTCTGGGAACGCATTACCGGAGTTAAGGCGCCATGACAGCAGATCAGATTATCGAGGGGATCCTCGGCAAGGAGGGTGGTTATGTCGATCATCCGTCGGATAAAGGCGGGCCGACCCGCTGGGGCATCACGCAGACCACCGCCCGTGCACATGGCTACACCGGTGATATGCGGAACCTGCCCAGGGAAACAGCAAAGCAAATCCTGCTGAGCGATTACTGGACCGGCCCCCGGTTTGACCAGGTGGCAGCTCTATCTACGTTACTGGCAGATGAGCTTTGCGACACTGGCGTGAACATGGGGCCATCTGTAGCCAGTAAGTTTTTCCAGCGCTGGCTGACCGCAATGAATATGCGCGGAAAGCTGTATCCCGATCTGATTCCGGATGGCGCCATTGGTCCCCGAACCATCACCGCGCTTAAGGGATACCTTTCCGCCCGCGGGAAAGAGGGTGAACAGGTTCTGTTGCGTGCGCTGAACTGCAGCCAGGGTGCCAGATACCTCGAACTGGCGGAGGGCCGCGAAGCCAACGAGGATTTTCTCTACGGCTGGGTTAAGGAGCGTGTCCTGTGAAGATGATCATTTTCGCTTTGCTTGTGCTGGTGGCTGTGCTCGTTCTGTTACTTCTGCGCAAATATACCCGGCTGGAGTTCGTAGGGCATGCCAGCTTGCTGCTGAAAACGTGGTCTGTAAAGCTGGGAGCTATCGGCGCGCTGGTTGGTGTATGGGCGCAGTCGTTCCCGGATGCTGCGCTGCACGCCTGGGCGGTGCTGCCGCCGGATATCAAAAACATCCTGCCGCCAAACATCGTTGCGTTGATTAGCCCTGCGCTGGTGGTGCTGGCCGTACTATCGCAGTACGTACGCCAGCCAGCATTGAAAGAAAAGGCCGACGAACTGAAGGAGCAGCAATGAGCTTTGAAATTATCGCGGGACTGGTGGTCGTCATCCTGGGTGCTATTGCTGGCGCGTTCGGCATTGGCCATGCTCGCGGGGCCAGTAAGGCGAAAGCCAAAGCTGATCAGCAACGTACCGAAGAGAACGCCGCTGCTACTGTCGCCGCGGCAGAACGCCGTGCTGAAGTCACGAAAGGGGCCAGCGATGTACAGGAAGACGTTAAGCGTATGGGCGATGACGATGTTGATCGGGAGTTGCGCGAAAAGTTTACCCGCCCCGGTAGTCGTTGACACGGCCTGCAGCTGGGTGCGGATCATCTACCTGACTGACCACGATATCGATGTGTTGGATAAGCAGACCAAGCGTGACATCCTGGCGCACAACAAAGCAGTGCAGGCCAATTGCTCGCAGCTCACAGAGAAGGGTTCCAGGTAATTCAGCTACAAACGCAGAACACTTTAGGTATTGAAATTTACATGGCCACATGAACAAAAAATCAGAATACGAGACAACAGAGCGCTGAAAAATGAAAAGTTGGTATCTAAGTCAGGTGCATTAAGGCACTATGGATTTTCAATTCCTTCTATCTAAGAAGCTGCCCATGACAAGAAATTCACTCCCTCAACTTCCGCATGGTTATCGATACGGTGACGAGCACTCTATTCACCCTCATTGTGATGGGGATTATTTAGCTCCGCAGGGATTTGTTATCAAGTCCGTTAACCTTGTAGATGGGGTGGTTATTTATGTGCCCATCCAACGCTACATCAAGCATCTAGATCTTTGGGTTAATGCCGAAGGAACTGTCGAATAAATTGTTAGTTACCGGCCTCGTTCGGGAGAGCTGAGAATTGCCATCAAAAGACCAGCAGAGATGCCTGGTGCTCTGGTTGAATGTTCCGGCAAGTTGAAAATGATTGGTTCAATGAGCTCTTTCGATATTTAAATGCTTTCGATAACTTAAATGAAGCTATCATCACGTGATCACTGCCAGCCAACACCAAAACGGCAGTGGTCAGTTAAAAAGCAGAAAAGCCTCTCCCGGGTGGCTCCTGAGAGATTTTAGTTTTCTAACTGGTACCAACCAAAGGTCGCATTTTTTATGCGACCTTTTTTATTGTGCGTAACAGGCATACGTAAGGAAACCGTTCAGCTTGTACACACGGCAAAGATAAATGCAAAAGCATCACAGAGGCTATTTTGTCGAATGGCTTCGCTAATACTCCCCACATCGCACAGAGGTAAGACATGTCAGAGATCACTGCATCCGAGCAAATCCGCCTGGATATAATCAAGAAAGTTAATTATGACACCGCAGCGGCCAAGCTGGCCATTGACTGGGTAGGCGACAGCTATCTGAAGTCTGAGCTATTCGCTGACTCTTTCGATCGTGTTTTCACGGAAAGTGAGATTGTCTCGAAGACCCGTAAGGCAATCCAGGAAGCGACCGAAGCGCTGGCGCTGTTTGATACTGCCGCTGAGAAGGTCAGCTAAGGCATTACAGCAGGCATTCACTGAGTGCCTGTGATAATGTCGATGCGTTACTTAATCGAGAGGGCAAGTAAATGCAATGGACATCAGTAAAATTTAAATTACCACAGCCAACCAAACAGGTTTCTTGGTATATCGTAAATACGGATAAAGGTGTTGGCTTTGCGGAATTCAATCCCCTTACCGGATTTGGCAATATCGTGATTATTGATAACAGCCAGTATTTTAATCTTGAAATAACTCACTGGATGCCTTTACCTCCGCCACCGTCAAGCAATTAAAATACCTTGCTTTCTACCGAGTCATTACTGAGCCACTAGCTTTCGCTGGTGGCTTTTTTATTGGAGTGAATATGGCAACTAATTCACCCTGGCATCATCTCTATAACACTAAAAGGTGGTACCGGTTGCGTTATCACCAGCTTCAGAAACAGCCACTCTGCGAGTTTCACCTCAGGCGAAATCAGGTGATATCCGCAACCGTTGTTGATCACATCAAACCTCACAAGGGCGATGAAACCCTTTTCCACAACCCGGACAATCTTCAGTCGCTATGCAAGCGCTGCCACGACTCGGTTAAGCAACGCATGGAGAAGGGCGGAACGGTTACCGAGTTCGACAATGAAGGCAGGGTAATCTGGTAACAGGAGCGCGCAATGCAAGACCTGAAGATTGAATACCGGGATGGCAAGCTGGTGGAACTGAGCATTGATGGTGTGAGCTTTCTTTCTGCATCCGCCATCTCCTTCAGTCATACAGCAAACGAGACGCTACCAACGATCATCCTGACAATGTCTGTCGGTGTCGGTGAGCGACTGGAGCCCCCCAGCCCTCCCCGTGAAAACCTGCGGATCATCGAGAAATGATAGCTTTTCTCATTATCAGCCCGACAGGGTGGGGGGAGGGGTAAAACTCTGGCGGCAATCGTAAAAAGACCGCGCCCCCAGTTTTCTTTTCAAAAACGTCCAGAAAAAAAGGAAAAAGCGATGGCACAGCGAGGCAGAAAATCTCTTGCCGCGACGACGGCTGTGTCGCTTCCGGCTCTGGCTGAAAGCAGGCTGCAGCCCTCGTTACACCTTAGCGATCCAGAGATAAACGTCTGGATCAGACTGGTTAACGATAACCCGGCCAGCTCATTTACTGAAACACATCGCGACATGATGGAAATGTACTGTCGGCATGTAGTGCAGGCGAGACTGTTAACCACTCAGATCGAGGAGTTTGAGCTGGAGTGGCTGGCTCGGGATGATGGGCTGAAGCGCTACGATAAATTGCTCACGATGCGCGAGCGTGAAGTGCGTTCTGCGTCTTCACTGGCAACGCGACTGCGTATCACCCGGCAGGCGACTGCTGATCCTAAAACAGTAGGACGCGCCAACAAAAATCTGCCGCGGGAGAAAAAACCCTGGGAAATTGAATAAGGCTCTTCGATGGCTAAAAAAACTCTGACAAGAGCCGAGAGGAATATCCTCTGGTGCGAAAGAAATATTTATATTCCCGAAGGTAAGTTTGTCGGCCAGCCGCTGAAAATGGCTGAGTTCATGAAGGATGACTTCAGAGCCATTTTCGACAACAAGCATGGTACACGTCGCGCGATCATCAGTCGCGGGCGAAAAAACGCCAAAACGGTGGAAACCGCCATGCTGATGCTGCTCTACCTGGTAGGGCCCGAGGCTGCACCGAACTCGCAGCTGTATTCTGCGGCACGCTCACGCGACCAGGCGGCCATTCTGTTTAACCTGGCCTCGAAGATGTGCCGGATGAACCCGGTACTAATGCAGTACGTTGCGATCAAGGATTCAGCAAAAGAAATCCACTGTCCTGAGCTGGGTTCTTATTACCGCGCACTGAGTGCCGAAGCTACCACGGCCTACGGTTTCTCGCCGCGATTTGTCGCACACGACGAACTGGGCCAGGTTCGTGGGCCACGAGACCCGCTTTATGAAGCGCTGGAAACCGCCACCGCTGCACAGGATAACCCTATTTCGATAATCATCAGCACCCAGGCGCCCGATGCGAGCGACCTGCTTAGCCTGCTGATTGATGATGGACTGACCGGAGCCGATCCCCGGACGGTGGTCCGGCTTCAGACCGCGCCGGAAGATATCGATCCTTTCTCTGTTGAGGCCATCAGGCTGGCAAACCCGGCCTTCGATGTGTTCATGAACCAGAAAGAAGTGCTGGATATGGCCGCCAGTGCGAAACGCCTGCCGTCTCGCCAGGCAGAGTTTGAGAACCTTGTGTTAAACCGCAGGGTTGAAGCGAAAAGCCCCTTCGTTAGCCAGAGTGTCTGGCATATGAACAAGGAGGAACCCGGCGAACTTGTGGGGGCTACCGTATGGGGCGGGCTCGATCTTTCCAGCGTGTCAGACCTGACCGCACTGGTGCTGAACACCACGCAGGGCGATGTGCACTGTAAATTCTGGCTACCGGAGGAAGGGCTGGCAGATAAGGCGCGTAACGATCGTGTGCCTTATGACATATGGGCGAAGCAGGGCTGGCTAAACACGACACCTGGTAAGGCTATCGAGTATGGATTTATCGCGAGGGAGCTGCGGCGCGTTTTTGATCTCTGTAACGTCAGGGCGCTGGCGTTTGACCGCTATAACATGCGCTTCCTTCGCCCGCATCTCATCGATGCTGGTTTCACCGATGTGGAGCTCGAACGATTCGTAGAGTTCGGTCAGGGGTTTGTTTCCATGTCGCCTGCTCTCAGGGAGCTGGAAGCCAAACTGCTCGGTGCGCAGCTGAAGCACGGCAATCATCCGATCCTCGAAATGTGCGCCAAAAACGCCACGGTAATCACTGACCCTGCCGGTAACCGCAAGTTTGTGAAAGGTAAGTCGAGCGGACGTATCGACGGCATGGTAGCGCTGGCGATGTCTATTGGCGCGCAGACCAGTGACGAGGTAGAGGAGCAGGGTGACGTTAATGATTTCATTTACAACTTTTTGAGCGTGTAAAAATGGCAGATACCGATTACAGCATTGACCTGCGGACGCGATCGCCATTCTGGGCGCGCATGGCCTCTATCCTGACCGGCGGCCGCCTGGTGACACCCGATAAGGGCTCGCAAATGGCGGGTACGTCAGCGCACGGTGTGGTTGGTGATTCTGTTGTGACTGATGAGCGTAATATGCAAATCAGTACGGTATGGGCCTGCATCAGGTTAATCTCCACCGTAACAGCATCTTTACCACTCGATGTTTATCAGACCAAAAATGATCAGCGCACGAAAGTGGACAACAGTCACCCCCTTGCGAAACTGCTGAGATTCCGTCCCAACAACTTCATGACCGCTCTTGAGTTTCGCGAAGCAATGACTATGCAGCTATGTGCCTACGGCAACGCCTATGCACATGTTGAGCGAAACGGTGTTGGTGACGTGATTAGCATGGTTCCACTGATGAGCGCCAATATGGAAGTTCGGCTCAGCGATAATGGTAAAAATATTATCTACCGCTACCGACGGGACACTGAATACGCTGACTTTTCACAGAAAGAAATTTTTCATCTCAAAGGATTTGGCTTCAATGGTCTGACTGGTCTTTCGCCGCTGGCGTTCAGTGCGAAGTCTGCTGGTGTGGCCATAGCGATGGAAGATAACCAGCGTGAGTTTTTCGCCAACGGTGCGAAGTCTCCGCAGATACTGATGACTGACGGCAAGGTGCTGACGAAAGAGCAGCGCGGGCAGCTGGAGGAAAACTTTAAGGAGATTGCTGGTGGTCCGGTCAAAAAGCGGCTTTGGATCCTTGAGAGCGGCTTCACCACGCAACCTATCGGCGTTTCGCCTCAGGATTCAGAAATTCTGGCTGCACGTAAATTTCAGGTCGCCGAACTGGCGCGATTTTACGGCGTGCCTCCACATCTGGTCGGCGACGTGGACAAAACCACCTCCTGGGGATCGGGGATTGAACAGCAAAACCTGGGCTTTCTCCAGTATACCCTCAAACCCTACCTTGATCGGTGGGAGTACAGCATTGAGCGCTGGCTGGTCAAAGAGTCAGAACAGGGCATCATTCACGCCGAGCATAACCTCGACGGGCTGTTGCGCGGTGATTCAACAAGCCGGGCATCATTTATGCAAATCATGGTCAATACCGGGATTCGGACCGTTAACGAGGTTCGAAGGCTCGATAACCTGCCGCCGCTGCCCGGAGGTGATGTGGCGACACGGCAGTCGCAGAACGTGCCCATTACCGATCTCGGAACAAACAAATAGCCCCGCAATGCCGGGGCTTAATTTTTATGGGGGCTATGATGCCTGACATTCAGAAGACGCTGGCTTTCGACCAGACAGAAATCAAGTTCATCGGCGACGGCAGTAAGGGAACATTTGAAGGGTATGCCTCGGTTTTTAATAACACCGACGCCGATGGCGACATTATTTTGCCTGGTGCGTTCGCTGGTGTGATTGCTAACCAGAGCCGCAAGGTGGCCATGTTCTTTAACCACCAGACACGCGCTATCCCGGTCGGTAAATGGGATGCCATGCATGAAGATGACAAGGGGCTATTTGTCCGTGGTCAACTTACTCCAGGGCTTAGCCTGGCCGAAGACCTGAAAGCTGCCATGCAGCATGGCACGGTTGAAGGGATGTCAGTGGGGTTTTCCGTTGGGCCTGATGATTACACCGTTGGCACGTCAGGGCTCATCTTCAAAAACATCTCTTACCTGCGGGAAATTAGCGTCTGTACTTTCCCGGCCAACGAGCTCGCTGGCGTAACGGCCATGAAGAGCATCGACAGCATCAAATCTATTCGCGATGCGGAGGCCTGGCTGAGGGATTCAGTCGGGCTTTCGCGTTCAGAAGCACAGGCATTTATCGCCCGTGTTAAGTCTGCAGGCCGAAGCGAGTTCGGTAGCGACGACATTGACGCGCTGGCACAGCGCATTAACTCATTTGCCGCTAACCTGCGGACACCTTAACGGAGTGACACATGTCTGAATTATCTGTACTGGAAAAAGCTATCGAAAACTCCCAAAAAGAAGTAAAGGAGCTTATCGAAGAACAGCGTAAATCCATCAACCAGACCGGTGAAATCAACAAGCAGCTGCAGATCGATCTGACGAAAGCACAGGAAGAACTGAAAGCCACCGGCACCCGCCTGTTCGATCTTGAGCAGAAACTGGCCGGAAACTCTCCTGATCAGACTGCGCAGAAGTCATTTGCTCAGCGCGTATCTGAAGACCTGATGAAGGGCTGGGACGGCTCGCGAACCAAAGCGAAAGTTACCAGTTTTGATAAAGCGATTGGTTCGGGCGCAGCGTCGGCAGGCGCCCTGGTCCAGCCGCAGCAGCTGCCGGGTATTCTTATTCCGGGTCTTCGCCGTCTGACCGTGCGTGACTTGCTGGCACAGGGGCGTATCACCAGTAACGCGCTGGAATACGTGCGCGAAAACGTGTTTACCAACGCTGCAGCACCAGTGGCAGAAGGTACCCTCAAGCCGGAAAGTAATATTACCTTCACCAAAGAAACGGCGAACGTGAAAACTATCGCCCACTGGATCCAGGCATCGCGCCAGATCATGGATGATGCCCCGGCGCTCGAGTCTTACATCAATTCCCGCATGATGTACGGACTGGCGCTGGTGGAAGAGAACCAGATGCTGAACGGGGACGGTACCGGCGATAACCTGCAGGGGCTCAACGTAGTAGCGAACGACTACGAAACCACACTCAACGCAACCGGAGATACTGGCGCTGATGTTCTGGCACACGCCATCTATCAGGTATCGCTGAGTGAGTTCGAAGCCGACGGCATCATTCTGAACCCGGCGGACTGGCACCGTATTGCTCTGCTGAAGGACGCTAACGGCAATTACATCCTCGGTGGCCCGCAGGCGTTTGCCTCGAAAGTGCTTTGGGGGCTTCCGGTGGTGTCGAACACGGCGCAGACGGCAGGCAAATTCACCGTTGGCGCGTTTGGCCTGGCGTCGCAGGTTTGGGATCGCATGGATGCCACCATCGAGATCAGCAACCAGGACCGCGATAACTTCGTTAAAAACATGCTGACCATCCTTTGCGAAGAGCGCCTGGCGCTGGCCCACTATCGCCCGGCAGCGATTGTGACGGGTGATATTGCTGTCAGCACTGGTGCATAACAAAAGGGCGCGGCCAGCAATGGCCGCGTAAATGAGATGAAAATTAAAGCTCTCCGTATGTTCTCGCATTATCACCTGGGTACGGTATCTCAGGGGGAAATCCGCGAGGTGCATAAAGAAATCGGCGAAGTACTGGTGAAACTGCATCTGGCCGAGGCGGTTGAGCCGGAAAAGGCAACAGACTCTGGTTCTGCGGAGCCTGCTAAAGCCAAACCAGGGGGTAAAGGTGGAAATAAGCGAGGAACAGCTGGCGCAGATAAAGGCGCATCTGAAGGTTGATGGTGACGACGAAGATACGCTTATTGCTGCCTATGCTTCGGCCTCCGTCGATTATGTTGAGCGGTTCTGCGACGGTGCGCTGGTCGAAACATTAACGCCGCCAGTGGAAGGGGAAACTCAGCCCCGTGAGGTTATTTTTACTTCCGGCATCTGGGCGGCAATGCTTTTGCTGATTGGACACTGGTATGCGAACCGCGAAGCGGCAGCGCAGAACCTATCGGAAGTTCCGCTGGGCGTTGAGGCGCTGCTGATTCGGCACCGGAGGTGGAACTAATGGGCTGCTCAGGATGTGCTAAACGGCGTGAGTGGTTAAAAAAGTGGACGAAAATAGCCTATGAACGAGCAACTGGTAAACGCGCTGATAGCAGCGCTGAGAGAACAAACAACAGCACAGCGAGAGCAGACGGAAGCGATAAACCGCCTGGCTGAGTCTAACGTCGCCCTGTCCGATGTAATTATCCAGTCGCTTGCCGGCGATCTCGATGAGGCGCCAGAGCAGCAAACCTATCTGAGCGGGAAACCCAGGGGGTGATATGCAGGCCGGAAAATTGCGTCACAGGATCACCCTGCAGGAGCCGGTAAAAGAACAGAACCCGACAACGGGAGCCGTGATTAATACCTGGCGCGATGTCGCAACCCTTTGGGCCGAAGTCGCTCCTTTATCCGCACGTGAGTTTATCGCCGCCCAGGCCTCTCAGGGCGAAGTTACCACACGGATAACGATTCGTTACCGTAAGGGCGTCACCCGCAAACATCGGATCCTGTTTCGTGGCCGCATCTACAACATTGAGGGCGTTTTACCTGACCCCCGGAGCGGCAGGGAATACCTGACACTGCCTTGTTCAGAGGGGGCTAACGATGGCTGATGGCGTGGAAGTAAACCTGACCGGCCTCGATTCCGTCCTGGGGAAACTGGATGCCGTCTCACAGGTCACTCGCGATAAATCCGGTCGTGCAGCGCTGCGTAAAGCGGCAAACGTCATCAGGGACAGAGCGCGCAATAATGCCGCGCGGGTTGATGATCCTCTCACCAAAGAGGCTATCTACAAAAACATTGTGGTCAGTTTCAGCAGCAAGGCATTTCGCAGAACCGGCGATCCAACGTTTCGTGTCGGGGTGATGGGCGGCGCCAGGCAATACGCCAATACAAAGGCCAACGTCCGAAAAGGCAGGGCGGGTAAAAGTTTTAACACTGCCGGAGATAAAGGTAATCCCGGCGGGGATACCTGGTACTGGCGATTCCTGGAGTTCGGCACAGAACATGCTGCAGCGAGGCCAATAATTAGGCCTGCACTGAATGGGGTCGATGCCGATGTGATTAACGTTTTTGCTTTGGAGCTGGAAAAGTCCATCGATCGCGCTGTACGACGGGCGGCTAAAAAAGGAACTCCGGTATGATTGCTCCAATATTTGCAGTTTGCGCAGCCAGCCAGGCAGTCAGGGATTTGTTAGGTTCTACTCCCGTGCGGCTTTATCCGTTCGGTATGCAGGACGACAATATCGTTTATCCCTACGCAGTCTGGCAAAACGTAGGTGGCTTCCCTGAAAATTATCTAAACCAGCGGCCAGATGCAGATCACTATTCTCTGCAGGTTGATGTCTATGGTGATACTGACACCGATGTGATCGCCGTTGCCCGCGCTTTGCGTGACGCAATTGAGGGCAAGGCCTATATCACCCGATGGGGTGAACAAAGCCGCGATCCTGAAACAATGCGATACCGCTATTCCTTCGATGTTGACTGGATAACGACCAGATAACCAACAACCCCAAACTGACCCGCCTTGTGCGGGTTTTTCTTTTATGGAGACAAAACATGTCTGTATTAACGCAAGGCACGCAGTTTTTTGTGCTCAAGTCTGGCGTGGTCAGCGAGGTTGAATGCATCACCAGTTTCAACCCCGGCGGGAACCCTGCCGATCAGATTGAAGATACCTGTCTGAGTGAGCGGGATTCCAGAACCTACAAAAAGGGGCTTAAAACGCCTGCGGCCGCAACCGTCGGGCTTAACGCTGATCCGACGAACGCCAGCCACATTATGTTGCATGGCCTCGCTGAAGCGAATGACCAGACGCCGTTAACTTTTGCGGTTGGCTGGTCAGATGGAACCAGTGTCCCGACAGCCGCCGCTCCTGGCGCTGAGGATGCTGTTGATGGCCTGGTGCTGCCATCGGATCGCACCTGGTTCATTTTCCAGGGTTACGTTTCTGACTTCCCGTTTGATTTTCAGGGTAACGCTGTTGTGACGACCTCCGCCACGATCCAGCGGTCTGGCTCTTCCGTATGGGTGCCTAAGTCCGCAGCGTAATTAATATGCCCGGTTATCCGGGCTTTTCTGTTCAGGAGCTGAAATGCAACTTACTCTCGATACGTTAAAAGAAACCGGTGCCTTTACCGGGCGTCCCGTGGAAAAAGAAATTAAGTGGAAAGGCCGTGACGGGAAAGAGCATATCGCAACCGTCTATGTGCGCCCGATGGGCTACCACACCACTAAAGCTGAACTGCTGGCGTATAACGGGAAATCGGACCCGATTGCTGAGCGCATTGCGGCGCATATTTGCGATCAGCACGGCGCCCCAGTGTTTACCGCGGCTGACATTCTTGGGACTGCTACCCCAGATCGTGGGGCGCTGGACGGTCCGATTGTTATGGCCCTCCTGGCTGCAATTCATGATGTAAACGAACTGGGAAAGACTACGAGCTAACCGGCGAGGATGAATTCTGGTGCGAACTGGTGATGAACGGCATCGGCGGCCGCACCATCGCAGTGGCTCAGGAGCGGATGAGTCGCAGGGAATTTCTGGTTTGGCTCAAGTACCGTGAGAAGTACGGACCGCTCAATATCATGATGCGTACTGAGTGGGGGGCTTCGCTGGTGGCTTCTGTCCTGGCTAACATCAATAAGGCAAAAAACACGCCGCCGTTCAAGGTAAGTGACTTTGCACCGCACATCAACGAAGCGCCATTATCTCTGGAAGAAGCTATGAAAAGTTGGCATTGATATCATTTATTTGGTTATATTCTCTCTGGGATGATTATATTGATACCGAGGGGATTATGATAAAGAAAGCAGCTGTTGTTTTTACTGTAATGCTTTTAGGTGGCTGCGTTAGTGCGCCAGATAAGGCGGAGCTAAGCCGCGCCGATTATGGGAAGTTACCTGATAATTATCAGGAAATAATTAAAAATAGTATGTCGGCGCGCCTTAAGGACCCTTATTCTGCACGATATGATTTCAATGAACCTTTCAAAGGCTGGTGCAAATCAGGGTTTACAACTTATTACGGATGGTTAGTTCCTTTTACTCTTAACGCTAAAAACAGTTATGGCGGTTATGTTGGTAATAAGTCTTATCTGTATCTTGTTAATCAAAATAGCGCCACTGACTATACTGCATCCTTCCAAATCGGTGGGTGCGGTAAAAGTTAAATTAGCTAAATCATAAAATAAACCTCGCTCCTGCGGGGTTTTTTATTGCCTGGAGAAAATTCAATGGCTGGCAAGTCCCTTGGTACGTTAACAATCGACCTGATCGCAAAAGTGGGTGGATTTGTTCAGGGTATGGACAAAGCCGAAAGATCTTCTCAAAAGTGGCGTGACCAAGTAAAAAAGGATGCTAAAGAGGTTAGTTCTTCAATCATTGCTGTGGGTGCTGCGGCGGCTACAGCAGCTGTTGGCATTGGTGCTGCTGGGTTAGCCATAGTTAAAAATACTGCACAGCAGGTTACAGAAGCTGATCGCTGGGCAAAATCTCTTAAAATGTCCACCCAGGATTTGTTATCCTGGCAATACGCTGCTGAACAAGCCGGTTTAACCGGTGACAACATAGCCGATATTTTCAAAGACATTAATGATAAGGTCGGTGATGCGGTCCTGAATAAATCAGGTGAGGCAGCTCAGGCGCTGGATACTTTGGGGCTTTCAGCTCAGAAGCTGGCTCAGCAATCCCCAGACAAGCAGCTGATGGCAATCAGTGAAGCATTACAGAAAATCCCCACTCAGGCCGGGAAAACAAATATTCTCGAAAGCCTGGGTAATGACCTGTCAAAAATGCTGCCGTTGTTCGACAACAACAACGAGAAGCTGAAACAGTTTATCCAGCTATCAAAAGATTTTGGTGTCGCACCACCGCAAGAAGATATTGATAACCTTGTTAAGGTTAATCAGTTCTTTCAGGATATAGAGACTAGCGCCCGCGGTCTTAAAATGGAAATTGCTTCAGGGCTGGCTAAGGTTGACCTTACACCATTGCAGGATGGGCTTGATGACATTCGTGACGTCTTCACCGATCCTGCTGTTCTTCAGGGGCTATCAGACCTGGTTGGTGAAGCCATAAGCCTTGCCGGGGTTGTGGGGCGTATTGCTGGTGGCCTGGGGGCTATTGCAACTTATACCCGCTCTCGTATCGGTGCTGTATCTGGTAATTATAACGCTGCTGATGAAAGTGATATTGCACAGCGCATTGAATTCCTTAACAAACGAGGGAATCAAAGTAAGGAACAAAAAGACGAATTAGAATTTTTAACTAAACGTCTTCAATTTCTTCGCGCGATAAAGTCAAGCATGACTCCGGAACAGGTAGATAGAGGAGCGAAAGGGCTCACCTCTCTACTTTCGGATCTTGGAATTGAGACTTCTAAAGATAATGATTTTTCGTTGGGCAAAGGGGAGTCTAACCAGAATCAGCCAAATACAAAACCAAAAAGCAATCCTTCTGACAATGCTTTCAAAAATAGACTGCTTGACTTACAAAAGCAAGCTGCCCTAATTGAAACGACTGGTAAAAAAACAGCCGAAGTTACCGAGCTTGAAAAGATAAACTTCGATATTTCCAGTGGGAATCTTAAAAAATTAACAGAAGCACAAAAAGAGCAATTGAGAGATGCAGCGAAAGTTCTCGATTCCAAAAAAGAAGAGCTTCGGATAAATAAAGAAAATGCAAAGTTAGCTGAATTTGCATCTAATCTTGAACGCCAAAATAAGTTAATTAGACAGGGGCATGGAAGTGAGTTTGTTGGTCGTTATTCAGCCTCAAGAGAAAGAGGCAGGGCGCAAGAGTTAAATAGCATTCAGTTAGACTTTGAATCACAAAAAGAGGATTTATTAAAGCAATATCAATCTGGTGATATAACCAAGAGTTTGTATGATTCTGAAACATCAGCTTTGCAGGATGCTCTAAATCAAAGGCTTGAAATTCAGAAGGATTACTATAAGCAGCAGGATGAGATGCGTGGTGATTATAACGCTGGGTTTATATCTGGGTTTGCTGAACAAGCAACTGCTGCAATGGATTTGTATTCCACCATGCAACAGGTTGGTGCGCAAACATTTAGCAGCATGACCGATATGATCGTTCAATGGGCCGAAACAGGTAAATTAAATGCCCAGGATTTTGCAGCAACGTTTATTCAATCTGTAGGAACTGCGCTATTGCAATATGCAGCAGCGCAAGTCGCCATGGCTGCATTGAATGCTTTCACCCAATGGATAGGGGTTCCTTATGTTGGTCCTGCTGTTGCACCTGCACAAGCAATCGCTGCGGCAGCTGCTGCTGGCGTGTTCATGACTGCTATCGGATCGGCGCTTCATGGCCAGGCTCACGACGGTATCGACTCTGTGCCCGAAACTGGAACCTGGCTCCTGCAGAAAGGTGAGCGCGTTACGACTGCTAAAACCAGCGCCAAACTGGATGCCACTCTGGATCGAGTAGCAAACCAGTCCACAGGCGGCGGCGCGCTTTATTCGCCCACAATCAATATCCCCATCAATGGTAACCCTTCCGATGCAACTTTGGCGCTGGTCCGTAAAGCTGCAGATGAGGGGGCAGAAAGGGGATACCGGAAGGCGGTTAATTCAGTCGCAAGCGGTCAGGGTGATTTGCATAAGGCCTTGATGGGGAAAACTACCTCGGGGAGGAAAATTAGCTAATGGCTATCACCACAACGCTTTATTACCCCTCCGCTTACCTGCCTGGACCGCTTAAAGAGAGTTTTGGTTTAACTCCTGTATCTCCTCTGAAACGGACTCAGATGGTAACTGGCCGGGCACGACAGCGGCGTGCCTACACCTCGACACCAACCCAAACAGATCTGGCCTGGATTTTTTCTGACGCCCAGGCGCAGGCTTTTGAGGCGTGGTTTCGGGATGAGTTATCAGATGGGGCGGCGTGGTTCAACATACCGTTATTAACGCCTGTAGGGCTGAAAAATTACGTGTGTCGTTTCACGGATATTTATAAAGGTCCCACTCCAGAAGGCGGATTTTACTGGAGATATACCGCGCCAGTAGAACTCTGGGAGCGCCCATTGCCACCGTCTGGATGGGGGCATTACCCGGAATGGATAGTCGGAAGTTCGTTGCTTGATATCGCCCTGAATAAGGAGTGGCCGAAGCATGACGCAGATTAAACGCCTCTACGCCAGCAGCGGCCCGGAGGTGATCATTGAAACGCTGCAGATCACCATTGGTTCTGACGTCCATTATCTGTGCCAGGGTTACGAGAGCATCACGGCAACGACGGAGAACGGCGATACCGTAACGTTTACCGCCTGTTCGATAGACATTGCGCTGCCGGCGCGCAATGCGGACGGCACGCAGGACCTCAAATTTGCCTTGTGCAATATCGATGGTGTTGTGTCCACGGCGATCCGCAATGCGCTGGCTAACCGTCTGTCTGCATTTCTGACGTACCGGCGTTATATCTCCACGGATTTAGCGGCCCCTGCGGAAGTGCCGTATACGCTGAAAATCAAGTCGGGCTCCTGGACGGCGACAGAGGTGCAGATCACTGCGGGCTACATGAATATCCTCGATACCGCCTGGCCGCGATACCGCTACACGCTCCCTGTATTCCCCGGACTGCGTTATATCAGCTAAGGAATCCCAATGTTTAACCCTGATAAATACCGTTCAGTCACCTGGCTGAAGGGCGGGCGCGTATACCCGCAACTTGACTGTTTCGGCATTGTGAACGAGATACGCCGCGACCTGAATTTACCCGTCTGGCCCGATTTTGCAGGGGTCACCAAAGACGACGGCGGCCTCGACCGGGAAGCGCGCAGGATGATGCTTACCCTTGAGCGCTGCGAACCCTGCGAAGGGGCCGGGGTGGCCTGTTATTCCGGGTCGACTGTCACCCACGTAGGGATCGTGGTCAGTATCGATGGTCTGCTGCATGTGGCGGAATGCAATCCGGGAACGAACGTCACCTTTCTGCCGTTGCCGCGGTTTAAGCGGCGATTTGTCAAAGTGGAGTTCTGGCAATGACCATTCGTTTTTACCCGTCCCGGCTTCCCGGTGAACCACTCGAAACGCATGAGCATGGTGTAACCAGTATTCGCAGCTGGCTGGTGGCAAATGTTGAAGGCTACGAGGATCGGGATGTCCCACCGCTGACCGTTGAGGTTGAGGGGCTGTTAATTCCGCCAGGCGAGTGGGCTAAGTGTGTGATTCGCCCTGATAGTGATGTCAGGCTTTATCCGGTTCCCTTCGGGCTGGAGGCAGCCACAATCGCGTGGATCGGCGTCGGTATCTCCGTTGCCGCTGCAGCCTATTCGCTGTTTATGATGAGCAACATCGATACGGGAGGCTATACCTCATCTACAGGGCGGAGTCTCGACCTGAACCCGGCAAAGGCGAATACCGCAAAACTCGGTGATGCCATTCGTGAGGTTTTTGGCCGGGTGCGTATCTACCCTGATTATGTGGTGCAGCCGGTTACCCGGTTTGATGCCGCCGATCCTACGAAAATGCGCGTCCAGATGCTGCTGTGTCTCGGTGTCGGTGATCTGATTTATACCAATGGCGATATCAGGGTTGGCAGTACGCCAGCTTCAACGCTACCGGGATTCAGCAGCACCCATTACCCGCCAGGCGCGGACGTTTCCGGCGATGAGCGCAGTGAAAACTGGGTCAATAGTACTGAGGTCGGAGGGACATCATCCGGTACCGGGCTGGATATGGCCCAGACGTCGCCGGATGCCGACGATATTATCGCAGACAGCATGACCGTATCCGGTTCGAGCGTAACGTTTACCGGGCTGGATACGGATGATGATGACGATAATGACGAGAACGATAACTCACTGCCGCCCAGTTGGGTCGCTGGCGCCGTGGTCGAACTGAAAGCCCAGGCGAACTACCAGATCACCACGGCGGCCGGATACAGTGTTATCGCAAGCCCGCTGCTGACGGAGATCGCGCCGGTGGTTGGAATGCCGGTGACGCTGGGGTTTAACTCTGTCGATTACGATCTGTTTATCGCGTCATATACCCCCGGTCAGGCTGCAGTGCCCGGCACCGGGGGGAGTGCGGCAAAAGTCCAGGCCAGTGCGGCCCCGAACACCTACGATTTTTCGACCAGCTCCAGCACGTTCTCGATCACCTGGCAGGGAGTTACCTACCCGGTGTCGCTGGTGGCTAACTACGTCTCGATGTCGGGAGTGCTGGCGGCCATCACCGAGGGACTCACCGGCTCCGGCCTGGTTGCGCAGGACAACGGCGGCACCGTACTGATAACCGAGTCGGCCAGTCCGTTCGCGGGTGGGGCGATCACGTCCTCTTCGCTGCCTGCAGCTGTTTTCGGTGATGCCCCGGTTTACACCTCCGGCACGGCATCAACCGGCGGCAGCCCGGCGGTAACGGCGAATGTGACACTCGCCTATAACTCTGCCACGGGCACCGCATTCTCCGGGATGCCGGAGGGGGTGCAACGGCTTTCACTTGCTCACCGCGGGAATGAGTACCGGATTGTGTCAGCTGACGGCACGACGGCGACGGTGGCGCGCCTGGTTAATGGTGCCGTTGATGAGTCATGGCCGGGATTCACCGCCCGGACGATGATCGACTATGAGGCCACTGGTCTTAACGACACGCTGAGCTGGCTGGGGCCGTTCCTGGTTTGCCCTGAAAATGAGACCGTCGATATGTTCGAGGTGAATTTCTCCTTCCCGAACGGCATCTGTGGCTTTGACAGCAAGGGCAAAAAACGGATCCGCCACGTTGAGTGGGAGATTCAGTATCGCGTCTACGGTTCCGGTTCGGGGTGGGTGAGTCACCAGGGAGAGTATGCGCTTAAAAACGTCAACGGGCTGGGATTCACTGAGCGGATCACCCTCAGCTCACCAGGGCTGGTAGAGGTTCGCTGTCGCCGGCGCAATGAGCAGGGCTCAAACAACGCCAGGGATTCGATGTACTGGCAGGCACTGCGCGGGCGTCTGCTGACACGACCTTCATCCTATCCCGGCGTGTCGCTGATGGCGGTGACCGTCGAGACGGGCGGGAAGCTGGCGGCGCAGTCGGACCGCCGCGTAAACGTTGTGGCCACCCGCGCCTATGAAACCGGAACGGCCAGAACTATCTCGGGGGCTCTGATGCATGTCGGAAACTCGCTGGGGCTGGAGATGGACGTCGACACCATCACTGCGCTGGAATCCGCGTACTGGACGCCACGGGGCGAAAATTTCGACTTTGCTACCGGCGACAGTATCTCAGCGCTGGAAATGCTGCAGAAGATAGCCAATGCCGGGAAGTCACGTTTTCTGCTGAGTGATGGCCTGGCGACGGTCAACCGTGAGGGGATTAAGCCCTGGACTGGCGTGATCACTCCGCATGAGATGGTGGAGGAGCTGCAGAGCGGATTTACCGTACCGTCCGACGATGATTTTGATGGCGTCGACGTGACATACATCAACGGGACTACCTGGGCGGAGGAGACCGTTAAATGCCGGACGCCGGACAATCCCACGCCAGTGAAAATCGAGAATTACAAACTCGATGGGGTACTGAATCAGGATCACGCCTACCAGATCGGCATGCGTCGCCTGATGAAATACCTGCAGCAGCGGGTGACGTTCCAGACCACTACCGAGCTGGACGCGCTGTGCTACAACACGGGCGATCGCATTGTGCTCACGGATGATATTCCGGGTAACAACACGATTTCCTGTCTGGTGGAGGCGATGACAACGGCTGGTGGCGTGACAACGTTCACCGTCACGGAGCCGCTGGACTGGTCTTTCGAAAATCCCCGCGCGCTGATTCGTTATCAGGATGGCTCTGCATCCGGGCTGATGGTGGCGAGCAGGGTGGGTGATTTTCAGCTGTCAGTCCCGCACCTGAGCGAGTTTGATGACCCGATGAAGGTTGACCTGTCGTCGGCAACCATCGAGCCGATCCGCCTGGTGTTCTGCGGCTCAACGCGCCACGTCTACGACGCCATTGTAGAGGAGATCGCCCCGCAATCAGACGGAACCTGCCAGGTCACCGCTAAAGAATACCTGGAATCGTTCTACCAGTACGACGACGCCACATACCCCGGCGACGTCGCCTAAAACCACAAATTCCCCTAATTAACTCTTTTCGCTCAAACCCTCGTTTGGGCGAACGCCTTTTTTGGAGCAAAAAACATGGCCTTTAACCCGGAGCTGGGGAGCACGTCTCCCGCTGTGCTGCTCGATAACGCTGAGCGTCTGGATAAGCTGGTCAATGGGCCTGCGCTGACTGAGCCGGATCGCGCTGGCGATGATCTGGATACCTGGCGCGGAATGATGGCGAAGAATGAAGCCCTTACAGAGGAGACACGACAGAATCTGATTCCTCTCAGCCGCCAGTATGCGACGCTGGCGGCGGCGCAGGCGGATATCGCGAATATTCCGGTGGGGTCGACCACGTATTACCGTAGCCCGGATGACAGCGCGTTAGCTGTAGAAGTGATCAATAACGCCGGTACGCTGACCGCAACCGGGCGGAAAATGGCCTCATATTCGTTCGTCGAGAAACTACCGACCCTGGGGAAATCAGGGGTTCATCCCAATCTCGTCAACTTTGATGACGTCGACCTGGAGGCTGGTCGGCGGCTTTCAGTAACGACCGGGCTGACAGAGCCGCTTGCCGGGTACAACACGACGGGATGGATTCCGGTCACTCCTGGTCAGCAGCTGGTGTTTTCGGTCCTGGGGGAGATCGTAGATTTCTACTCATCGAGTAGAGCATTCCTGTCAGGCGCTAGCCAGGCAACTCGTTATGTCACCGTTCCTACTGGGGCCGCATGGATGAGGGCTTCTTACCAGCAATCATCGGTGTATTGGATTGTTACCGGTACGGTTTTGCCTGCGTCTGTTTCGCCCTTTGGTCTGGTAGTTCGCCCGGATCGTATTCAGTCTGTTCCGCTGGCAGCATTGCCGGTTATTACACCTGAATATCTGCGGACGTTTCAGAGGTCAGGCACAAATTTATTCAACAAAAATAGCCGTCTTCAGGGGTATTACATTTCTGAACGTGGCACTCCCATCGCCTCTGCGCAGTATGATGCGTCTGCAATGATCAAAGTAGAGCCGGGGAAAACCTATACATCCAACGCCTTTATGCGGTTTGTCACGATGTATGGAGCTGGTGGCACGCCAATCGATGAAGCAGGCCTTACTGCAAATACAATGACCTTCACGATACCTGCAGGCGTCACTGGTGTCCGGGTTAGTATTGCTGTCGCATCGGTTAATACCTTTGCGCTTGCCGAAGGCTCCGCAACTCCAGCTTATACCGAATTTAAATGGATCGCTCCGTCCAGCCTGCCAGACGGAACACCGGTTGAATATATGCCAAAAATAAATGATGGCGCAGTCAGTCGGGCGATGATTGCCAGTGAGGCGGTATCTCCCGATAAAACGAACCTCTTTACCGCGAGTAAGAATATCTTCCTGGCTGATAGGGTCACTGACGGATATTACGTTAACAATAACACCGGGCAACTGGCCGCAAATGCGACGTACAGCGCCAGTGATTACATTCCCGTCAAACCATCAACAACCTATACCGCTCGCGTCAAAGGTGGGAGGGGCGCGCGAACAGTTGCATTTTACGTGAATGCAAATACCGCCATTGCACCGGGGGTGGCAGCACCTGCCGGAGACGTTTACAGCTTCACCACCCCGCCGACAGCTACCCTGATGCGCGTCTCGCCATGGACAGCAGACGTTACGCTCTTCCAGGTTCAGGAAGGTGACACGGCGACAGATTACGAAGCTCCGGGGTTTGTAGCCCGGACTGAAATCGACGGAACCCCGATTACCTGGCCATCATCAGGAGCCGTTACGACAGATGTCCGGCCATCGTATTACGGTCTGGAAAGACTCAGGGAAACCCGACAACGTCTGCGCTCCCTGAAATACGGCAAGGCCGGCACGACGGCGAGGCTTGTCGTTGGAATGGTGGGTGACAGCTGGACACACAATACAGGTCGGTATGCGCTGAAAGTGGCCACCTCATTATGGCGTAAATACCACGCGGCCAGTGCGTTCGTGGCGGATGGTCCGATTGGTCGGGGGTTCTGCTCTTTTGGTGGCATTGGCAGCAGTCTGCCAAACGGTGATGTGGTCTGGAACAATCGGGCGGTCATTCAGGCGGGGACCGCCGATGTATCAGCCTACGGCACCGGAAACGGACCGGATGCGTGCCAGGCGGTGTTACCCACCGGAACGGTACTCCGTTTACAGGGTAATGAGACATTCACGAAAGGGACAACCTTCACGCTCTTTGCTGAAGGTGGCGCAGGTGTGGTCCGCCATTCGTGGGACAGTGGCATCACCTGGCAGACGAGCATCGACCTGTCCGCGCTGGCGGCTGGCCTGCAGACCGTGCTGCTGACAGGGAAGCCGGTGAGTGGTGCGGGTCAGTTATGGATTGAAGTCGTTTCGGGTCCGGTGACGCTGTACGGTGTGAATGAGGTGCTGCCTGATGTGGCAGGTGTGCTGGTGCATAAACTGGGTGCGACAGGGACGCGGGTTCAGCAGTGGGCGTCCATTGATGCCACGCACTGGAAAGCGGGTATTGCGGCGCTGGGCCTCAATCTTCTGGGCATTACGCACGGCACGAATGACCAGACGACGGGGCGCAGCAAGGCACAATACAAGGCGGATATTCTGACCCTGATTGATCGTGCCCGGGAAGCGAATCCCTGTGTCGATATTTTGCTGGTTGCGCCAGCTGAAAACCAGCGCACCAACAATCCGATAGCAATGTCGGCTTATGCAGACGCGCTTTACGAGATTGCTCGTGATGATCGTAACGTTGCCTATCTGGACCTGCAGCAGTGGTTTGGTGAGAAGCCAGCGGACTATTCTTCTACATCGGGGCGTCCGTGGTTTGCCTCAGACTTGATTCATCCAGATCCGGACATGGGGGGATATGCCATTGCTGATGCCTGGCTGCTTGCTCTGGGAGAGTTGTCATCATAAGCTCAGGGATTTAGAGTGATGACGATAATCGCTTTGCTGTTATCGAATCTTGATCTTATCCTTAAACATAAATGTCGCGGTAGGGATACCCGTTACCGGATACCCCCCGCACAGATCCCGGCGTGCGCGATTTACGCACCGGGCTCCTG